GACAAAGATATCCAAGCGATTGACTCGCTAAAAAATGTAGAAAACCTATTTAAAGAGCTTCAATGTCAACAGACACCATAGGATCTTTGTAATGTGTTACAGAGTTCATACCTAAAGATATTAGATACTCAGCCACTTCATGTGGTTGTTTCTGTTCATTCTTACAAAAATCCTTAAACTTTCTAGCAAGATGTTTGTTTACATATATTGGTTTTCTTCCGTTTCTTTCTTTAAGAATTGGATCATCAAACTCATATAAGTTCATAGTTACCTCGTTAATCAAGAGAAACTTCTACTGAATATTTACCGATGTCATTACCCTTATCGTCTACACCATGTACCATTTGTAATTCAAGATCTATAAAGTGTTTAGCTTTTAGTAAGTCAGTCACTCTATCACTCTTCTCGCCTTTACTTCTGGTTATGTATTTAAGACAACTACCAAGGTTATATGACAAATTGTTAGCGTATATATAATCTATCGGCTGTATTCTGGATTGCTTATAATGCGTTCCAGCTACTTGGTTGTTAGTAGCAAGCCTATCTATTGCTTGATCCCAATCCTTTTCATTGCCTGTGTTCATATGTGCATATACAGTTTTATTCATAAAATTTCTCCACTTTTTTATTTAAATACTACTTGTAAATTAGTAATATTGGTATATTATAAACAAAAATATTAATAAAAGGGAAATTTATGGAAATATTAGAAAAGAATTTTGACATATCAAACACCATAGAAGTTGGCGAACTAGCAAAGCGTTGGGGAGTCAGCAAGAAAACAATTGATAATAGAAGGTATAGAGGTCAAGGCCCTAGCTATTTTAAAATTGGTGGCAAGATTAAATACGATCTTGATGATGTTAAAAGAATGGAAAACGATTCTTATATTTCTGTAAATGGCACACGCTAAGTTAAGTCCGTCATCTGCAAAGATATGGATGGCATGTCCAGGTATGCCACAATTACTTGCAAGTATGGATGTAGAATACAAGGTGGGAATCCCCGCTGCTACTGGTACATTAATTCACGAAATGGTAGAGACACTACTTAAAGGTAGATTAAATAATCTAACCATAGAAGAATACTATCTAGGTACTACACACCATGTAGAAGACTTTGACATCACAGTAGATCAAGAGATGATTGACTGTGCTAATGATTATGTAGAATACATAGACAAAAGAGTACAAGAGTTAGACATTAAAAGACCTTTGATTGAAGAGAAGGTAAACATGCCAGAGATACATTCAGATCTTTGGGGAACAGCAGATGCTATTCTTATTGGTAAAGACACCATAGAAATAATAGATTTAAAAACAGGTAAGTGGGCGGTTGAAGCAGACAACCCACAGATGCGTATCTATGCGTTAGGTGCATTAACTAGATACGGTGATGACTGCACAGTTCAAATGACTATCGTACAACCAAGGGGTTGGCACAAAGATGGTCCTATCAGATCATATTCCATATCAGCTATTAACTTAGTTGATTGGGCCTATGAAACTTTAAAGCCAGCAGCTGATGCTTGCTATGAAGAAATACCCACATACAACTACAGCAAAGACGGATGCCGTTGGTGTAATGCTAAGGAAGTATGTGATACATATAAACAAAACCAAAAGGGAGACTAAAATGGTTGAAGAAAATAAAACAGAAAATGTTGAAGAGCCAACAGTAAAGTTTGCAGAAGATGGTAAAGAGCATAAGGTAAATGAAATGCCAAATAATGCAAAAGAACTTTATTTGTTATGGCAAGAAGAAAAACAAAATAGAGATAATTTCATAATAAATGCTAACAAAAGCATAGATAAATTAAATAGAATATTATCCTCTTACGAGTCTGATATGAAAAATATATTAGAGCCAGCTGATGAACCTAAGATAGAGGTGTCTAAATGAGTCTAGCTAATATAAGACAGAAGGCAAAACTAAAACCACCAATCATGGTTATTTATGGACCTGGTGGAATTGGTAAGACAACCTTTGGCGCAACTATGAATAAACCAATCATAGTACAAGCTGAAGATGGTATCGGTAAGATTGAGTGTCCACATTTTCCAGTGGCTAAATCTTACAACGAGTTTCAAAGTAATCTTAAAGCATTGATTGATGATGAATCTGAATTTAAAACTGTAGTAGTAGATAGTTTAGATTGGTTAGAAACATTGATGCACGAACATGTTTGTGAAAAGAATGGTTGGCCAGATATATCTGCACCAGCCTACGGAAAAGGCTATAGCGCATGTATAGAGATATGGAAAGAGTACCTAGCTTTATTAAACCAATTAAGAGATAAAGGTTTTACTATCTTACAAATTGCACACAATGAAGTGAGAAGGTATGAAGACCCATCAAGCGAACCGCATGATAGACACCAAATTAAGTTGCACAGAAAAGCAGCTGACTTGGTAATAGAACACAGCGACGCGGTATTCTTTGCTAATTACAAGATAGGTACTATCCAAGTAAAAGGCAAAGGTGGTGGTATGACTACTAAACTAAAACAAGGTGATAGAACTATCTTTACACAAGAAACACCAGGCTTCCAAGCTAAGAATAGGTTTGGTCTGGATAATGAGATGCCTTTTGATTGGAAAGAAATCAGGGAGCAGATGTTGAGATGAATGAGATATTGCTATTAGAGTACAACGAACATGATCCTGGTGAAGATCCACAGTATACAGATGGTTATTGTAACTACTGCGGTTCTAAAGAGGATGATTGCGTTGAATATAAATGTTGGATTTAAAAAAGGAGTAAATAATGGATCTAAGTAATTTTAATATTGATTCTGTCGGCGAAGGCAGAGGACAGATAGAGCCAGGCAGACATGTTCTGCATTGGCAAGGTGAGGAAGAAGCGTTAGTGGAAGGTAGAAACGGATGGCGCGGGTGCAAGATGTATTTTGAGGTCGGTGATTCTGGTATAAGAATTAACCATACCTTTACAGTTGGACATGACAATCCTAAGTATGTTGATAGTGGTGTTAAATCTATTTTACTTATGGCGCAAGCTATGGGTGTTAAAGAACCACCAAAAGATACATCTACTGCATTTATGGGTAAAAGTGTATCAGCTGAACTTGTAAAAGATGAGAACGGCTATCTTAAAATTAATGAGGACTGGGGTAAAACTTGGCAATCAACTGATGCAAAGCCAAAGGTTGTTAGTGAAAAGCCAATACAAGCTGGCCCATCAGAGGCAGACTTAGCAGCAGTAGGTTCTACTACTGATGATGACGCACCATTTTAATTTTGATGGTAACAAAAGGCCTACGCTGTGCGCTTATTGTAAGCGTCCAGCAGGCCCGTTTTTAAAACAAGACGGAGAACATTGGCTTGGAGCGTGCTGTATGGATCATTTAAAAAAAATTGGTGAAGGTTTAAGACTACCAAACAAAGCACAATTAAATGATGATGGAGTTGAATACTCAATAGCACAAACCAAAGATTTATATTTAGATCTAACACTTAAAGAAGAAGATAAACCATTACATAAATGGGATAGGGAGAACAGGAAGAAAGTCTTTACTTCTATCGTTAGAGAATATCTAAACTGGGCGAACGTGCAAGCCAAGTTAGATGACCAGAGAGCTGCAAATGGATTTAACAAAGTACCTAAAGAAGGACGTACTCTATAACGACTTAGGTTTTAGTACAGGAAAGAGTACACAGGATTTAATACATGAGATGCAAGTACAAGGGTTACTTGTAGACTTCTTAGAAATAACTGGCGAGATTATCAGAGTGCCAGTCAAAGCAATTAACAGTAAACCAGACACAGGTGGACAACGTAGTGGTTACTATGTGGTGAACCAGGTGGGTGAACATATGTTCTGTACTTATGGTAACTGGAAAACTGGGTTTGAAGGCAAATGGTCTTCTATAGATACCAACAGCCTAAGCGTGGTAGACAAGCAAGCTTTACATGAACAGATGGTAGAGGCATCTAAAAAAGCGAAAGAGCAGAGGAAACTGAGACAAGATGAAGTTGCAATGGAGGCAAAAGAACGATTGAATATATGCCACGAGGCTACTGAACATGAATATCTCACGAATAAAAAAGTTAAAAGTTATGGGTTGAAGCAATTAAATGGAAACTTAATTGTTCCCGTGTATTCTACAACAGGTGAGCTTCGTTCTCTACAGTCTATTGATAAAAAAGGCAACAAAAGATTCAAATCTGCATCAGAAATCAAAGGTAATGTATTTTTAATTGGTACTAGCTTTGCAGAAATAAAAAATATAGAAAAATTAATATTAGTTGAAGGCTACTCAACTGCTGCTTCAGTTTATGAAGCTACCCAAATTCCTGTAGCTTGCGTATTTAGTGCTAACTTTTTGTTAGATGCAGCCTCTAAATTTCGCAAGTTAACAGGTGCTAGATTTATATTAGCGCTTGATAATGATGAGAGCGGAGTGGGTGAAAAGAAGGCGCAAGAGTGCGCGAGTGCTGTAATGAATTGTGCGGTAAGACTACCGAGCGAGCGCGGTGATTATAATGATCTGTATCTTAAACATGGTTTGGATAAAGTCAAAGCTGAACTCATGGAGCATAAGTTAGGCATACAAAAGTACGCTGTTAGAAACCTAGTTGGTAAGCCAGAGCCACAAAAGTTTTTAGTTGACGGCCTAATCCCCATCGGCAAGCCTGGAATTTTAGCCGCCGTAGGTGGAGTTGGAAAGTCGCTTAGTATTATTCAGCTAGCATTAGCAGTATCTTGTCCAGGTGCGCGGTGGTGGGGGAAAGATGTTAAGGAACATGGTAATGCTGTAATTTTTTGTGCGGAAGATGATTTAATGGAAATACATAGGCGTTTAGATCTGCTTGATCCCCAGGGCAGACGTTTTAACTCCTCGTTTGATGTCTATGTGTTTCCAGTCCCAGAGCAAAAAGAACCTATGATATTGATGCGAGAAGAAGGCGTTACTCCTATCGCGCAAGAGTTGGTGGAGGAGTTAGGAGCAATACCAAATTTAAAGTTAGTTTGTTTTGATCCGCTCCAGGCATTTACCACTGGTAATGTTTCTAGCAGTAACGAGGCAGGCCAATTGTGGGGATCTTACTGTGCGAACATATCGGCGCGTCTGGGTTGTACCACATTAACTATTCACCATTTAAACAAAGGTGCATTAACCAATGATTCAGATGATGCTATGAGTCATAGAGCAGAGATTAGAGGTGCAAGTTCAATTACAGATTCAGTAAGATTTGCATTGAGTTTATGGTTGGCGAGCGCGGAGGATTGCGAAAGAATCTGTGAGGAAATGCGCGTGAAAAATGATCGCATGGCGGTGGTAAAAGCTGCACTTGTAAAATCTAATTCTGGCAATGTTGACTATGAAACCAAAACATTATTTAGGAAAGATGGCGTGCTTGAATTATTAGAAGAATTACAAAATCCAATCAATTTATATGATAATTTTTAATAAAACCATAGGGAGTGTTAGGGACATACTATGGGAGTGTTAGGGACATAACATGAGTAAGATAGGGACATAACATGAGTAAGATAGGGACATAACATG